AAGGGCTTGCCGCCTGCAATTCACAGACAGCAAGCCCTTTCGGCTGCTTGAACAATTTTTACTTCAGAATATTGTCTAACTTTTTGGGGTCACTTCATTCGGTGCGAGGGGATTTCTTTTTGCTTTTTTGCTTGCGTGTTTGTGCGAATTGCATAGAATAAGAATTGTACAAGCGGAAATGGGTCTGGCGGGTTCTCGAACCTCTTTCTCTTTCCCGCCAAATAGAAAACCTTCCTTTTCAAGTGCGATTTTTTGCATATGCCATCATGTCTGCCCGCTTGTACATCCTATCCTGCCGGTCACCGCCTTTGGCTGGCAGTTTTTATACCGTGGCTGCATATTTGTGGTCACGGTTTTTCTTTTGAGCAATTTCTCAGGCTTTGCCGCTCTTTGGGACGACACTCCCCACATGACGTGCGGCTGGCAACAGGGGACTGCACCCCGGATAATAGCGTTCAGAACGGAAACGGCACTGAAATCGGAGAAGCACACTATGGGTTGGTATCATGTCAACTATTCGGAAAAGGTATTAACCTTGGTTATGGCGATGACATCCGCTACATTGAGGAGTTTCTTGCAAAGAACGTCCCCTCGAAAGAAGAGTCTTAGAGACTGTGGAGTCCATGAGAAAGGAAGGGCAGCTTTTACAGCACATCGGATTGCGACGGAAACGCCATGATTTTCTGCGATATCCAATGGCCCCCGAAGAAATTCGACGAAAAGTTTGCCACGCTGACCGAGGAAAAGCTTCAGGCACAACTGCGCGAGTTCATCGTCAATACGACGGGAGACCCGAAATATGCAGAATACAACCTCGAACACTGCGAGGAATACATCAAATGCGATACGCTGCCCGAATAAGGCAGAGAGGAAAAAAATCATGAACAATACAATCGTTTCTCCTGCCGAATATTTCGAACAGGTAAAAAGCCGAAAGCAGACAATGACGACTGCCGGACTTTCTCAGCTATATGAGAACTGCCTTGCTCTTCTCGAAGAGTATCAGCGTTCCGGACAAATTGCTGCGCAGAAAAAGCTGCTTTTCCACATCGACAATATAACACGAGAAAAGAAGCTGCTTGACCTCGGCATTGATACCTTTGTCTACAAAAGCGATGTGGACGATTTTATCCACATGGTAGACAACAAGGTCGTCAAAATTGTGGAGCTGGAGAATTATCAGCGACGGATTCCGGAAGAAATCATTCAAAAAATCGAGTGCTGCAAGGGCATTTTCGATAAGATGTATGTAGTCTTCACGGATTACACAAAACGCGAAGAGCGAAGAGTCGAGGCCATCAAAAGAGAAAAAGACCCCATTCTTTTTGGAACTTTCCAAGATACCGCAACAAGAACCGTGGTAGAACGCTTTTATTTCATCGGTGATTGGACGGATGAATATTGCGATTTAACATTGGATAAGATGGTTGCCGTTGTCAAAGAAAAGGCCGACAGGGACATCGTAAAGAAGTTTTCTACGCCAGAAAGCATCCGCGAGTTGAGCGACCAGCTTAATAATCTGGATGAATCCATGAACGGGTTGTACCGCCAGCGCGAAAAGGCTCCCGCACCCAAGAAAGGATTTTTCGACCGAGTACGCTCTGCATTTCGTTCTCTGAAAGGAGAGTCAACAACCCACGACTAAAGTCGCGGGTCTCCTTGCCCTAATTTATGAAATGGCAAAAGTGGATTTGACCGAGGGTGAAGTCTATTCGCGACTTCGCTCTGTTTCTAATTCAAAAGAAAACGATATTTACGATGCTTTACGTTCCTCCGATATTCCTTGGGACTTTTCTTCTCCTCTTACTTTGCTTCGTGTCGTTCGCACAGAAGCAGAATTGACACCGCTGGTTTTTACAGGTGATGCAGAAACCGTCAACTTTATGAAAGAGGTTGCGGAAGTAGAAGAAGGGAAGAGATGTGATTGCTGCGGTCAACTTATCACAACGCCCTTATGGGATATGCCCTATGGTTCGTTGTGTGATGAATGCAGCAAGCGCATTACCGAACAGGTTCACGGCAAGTACGAAACGCCTTGGCAAAAAGTAGAACAGGGGAGAGAAGAGCGTTCCACTCCTTGGTGGTTTGACCTTTGATGTCGAAAAGAAAATAAATGATTAAATCAAAGAATAAGCCCCAAAGTGCGAGGAAAATATGCAACCGATAATCAAAACTAACGCTTGGTATACGCTTGTGACAGCCAAAAACGAGGCCATCAACGCATCGTGGTGCAAGCAGCAGCTTGCCAGGATTCTGAAGAAAAGTACCGATGCAATCATCCTGTTCGATGTTACAGGCAGCTATGCAGCGCTTGCCTTAGACCACGACAGGCTCATCCCCGGACAAGTACCGATGGCGGTCAAGCAATATAAGTCCACTCATGAAGGTTTTGTCCTTGCACATACCGTCAAGGTTGATGTCGAGGATTCGCAGGAACCAAGGCTTTTGGTTTTCGATGTAAGCTGGGTCATGGCATTTTCTTGGAAGAAGGGCATTGCCGCCATTACGAAGATTCTGAAAGTCTGGATGATGTGCTGCGAACCGCAAACAGAACCAATCTGGCTGTTCCTGAACATCGACCCGTATGGTTTCGAGTTGTCGGATAGCGAGAGCTGGGAATGCTTAGAGCGCATTGTTAAGAACAAGGAATTCAAGGTAAAACCTGTCTTCCTCACTAAGGGAAAGACTGAGCGAGAAATCAACGAACACCTACACATCAAGGCGTAACGGCGGAGGAATCCGCTAACTGTCTTTTCAAAGCGGCCTCCACGGGGCGGACAGTGGGCAACAGCTTTTGCTGGCGAACGGCTTTCAAATCAAAACAAAAAATTATCATAAACACGGAGGAAATACTATGACTAACGAGCAGCTGAGAATCGCATTAGTTGCAAACGCCGTTACCCGTTCGAACCGTATCGGTTTCGACTTTCAGGACCCGGCAGGCAAGACTCTTGACGAGTACACGAAAGAAGCCATGATGCAGTGTGTCCGTGTCGCGCAGAAGATGCGTCAGCCGGGCCTTGATAAGGAGTTGGCGGGACAGGTTTTCCCCATCTACACTATCGGGAACTGGGCGCGGGAGAAGGTCGTCTATGACTTCGACAAGGATTTTCAGGAACTGCTGATGGATACGGACGATATCGTCATCCACCACGAGATTCTCGAACGCCTCGCATTCAAGGACTTCTATCTGCCGCTGTATGACAGCAAGGATTACTGCGGTATGTTCGTACATATCGAGTTCGAGCCCAAGACCAAGGATACCTTCATCGGCATCGTGTTGGTCGGTGGCGTTGCGAATGAGAAGGAGAACTATGCGTTCCTGTCTCTGCCCGCCTGGATTAAGGAGGGGCAGACGCTGACGGAAGCGACTCGAAGCACAAAACAGTATATTGAGAAAGCTGCGAATCAGCGCTCTACCACCGATGTGGCGGTCCCCGATACGATGGAGGAGATTCCTCCCGTCTACAACGAGGGCACGCCGTATGTTCGTCTTGCGATGCTCTGCGCCTACTACCTCGCGAGCAAGGGCTCTGATGTACACCTCAATCCTATCAAGAAAGAGGACCGTCAGCCGTTTATGTTCAAGGGAAAGGCACAGAGGGTCAATGTCAAGGTCTTTACGGTAGGAGACCATGTGGCAGAGAAGTACAAGAATGAGGGGGACGGGAAAGCACCGCGCTGGCGTCACTACTGGGGCGGAAACGGCCGCGAACGCCGTGAGTGCAAGTTCTCGTTCTGAACAAATGACAGGGGACTGCTATGGATATAGTCAATGTCTGTACGGCGGGACTGATGCTGTCGTCGGCTGCGCTGTTTGCGGGAAACGCTGTGTACGATTACAAGTTCGGTAAGAAAACGATGGCGGTTATCCGCCAATTTGAGAGCGGGAAGCCGTCTTCTGTCATCGACGATGTGTTGAATCAGACTCTTCTCGCTATCGCGATTTGTACTGGAATTGCGTTTGTTTTCGAGGAGCTCGCCTTACGCCTTCAAAGCATCGAAAATGTGCAGGCGCAGTACATGGTGCAGTTCAGCCTTAATGTCTTTATACTGGTCGGCGTTCAGGCTATGATGTCCATCGCGTTCCTTCTTACTGCGTCCACCGTGGCAATGTTCGGGCTCAAGCGGAGAGGACTGACGAAGTTCAGCATCATGACATACCTCTACAAAATCGCAGAAAACCTCGCGGGCGTGTATGTGCTTGTCAAATTGGCTGTCAGCTACTTGCAAGCGATTTAATATCACCTAACATCGAATAAATTTATAACATTGGCTGCGCAGGATAAGTCTTGCCGCTTACAGAAAAAGGAGAACACCATGAGCACTGAGTTGGTCGCCATTGAGCGCATCACGATTCGGAAAGGGGACAGCAACGCGGACGATATCCGCAGCTGCCTCGCACATTATCTGCTTCAGTTTATCAATTCCGCCAGCATTGAATCTCTGTCGATGCATAAGCTGAGCATCAAGGTTGATGGCAAGACGGTATTGTTTGTTCAGGACAAGACCGGCGGCGTGGGCTTGAAAGGCCTTGACACCGACTGGCAGCACACGCCGGAAATGTCCGCAATCCTTGACCAGTTGGTGACGGATGTGGATGTTGAGGTGCTCCTTTCCTATGAGATGATTCACTTTTTCAGCACCGAGAACTTCTACGGCTACAATTTCTGGAGCGAGGTGCTGCAGGAATACGGCTGCGAGGCGGTTCGGTACAAGGGCCTTGAATACTACGATGTGGAGAGTAATGTTGTCATGCTGTCCTTTGACGGCAAGGAACTCTGCGACAACCCCGACTATGTGCCGGAATCGGCGGTTAAGGATATCCATAAATGGTTCTGTTACACCTTCGAGATGTCGCTCGAACCCGATACGCCGTTCAATGCCGCACAGGTAGATAAGATGCTTGCCGCTATCGAGTCCGTGCATGGCGTCTTTGGTCGGGAAGAGGACGATGTTGCGGATGTGGGGGAGGATTACCTGTCCATCTGCACCGGCGTGACGCTGACCGACAAGGAGGTCCCGGCGTTTGCCGCGTTCCTGCAGGCAATGTCAGATGTCGCCAAAGAACTCGACACCACGCTCGACTATACCGCCGAGTTCGTCCCCGTCGGGATGGAAACCTTTGCCGCCATGATGATGGATAACGACAAGGGCAAAATCGTGCCGAGATATTATCGCTACTGATATGCTGAGTCTCACCTGCTAATGGTGAGGCTCTTTTTTTTGTATGGGAGAGGAAAACAATGATTTCCAAGGAACTTTTTTGCAAAACGATTGCCGACATCCAAGAACAAGACCGGAAAATCGCAGCGTTTGACCATGCGCTCGACAAAATCTGCGACTCAGCAGTAGTGTTCGATGCTGACGAGTCAGCCGCCGCAAGCTTGCGACTTCAGTCATGAGTTAGGCGGCTTTTCTCTTGATGGGAAATGAAGAGCACACCCCGTCTATTGCTTCAAAGCTTAGGCGGGGTAAGCTCGTTTCTTTGGTCAAATATCGGAAAATACAGTTTTCCTGTTTATTCCAACTCGGATATTGCACATATGTGCGAATTGCATACAATAGAATTGTAGAATACTTTGAGGGAGGTGAGTGCTTTGAATATTACATCCAGCTATCAAGTCAGAATTGTCAACTGCAGTGTCAACCTTAACGATACGGTTCGTGTATATCGGGAAGCACTCTCCTACCTGATTGGTATTGTCAACGAGAACTGGGATGCTGTAAAAAGCATAACCACCGGAGCTTTGGAGCAGCGACGCTATATTGAAAAGTTGGTTCATGGCAATAAAAACCGTGAAGCCAAATATCCGGAATTCGATAAAAAGTTCCGTAAGTATCCTTCGTACTTGCGCCGTGCAACCATTACAGCTGCTATCGGTGCAGTGAGCAGTTCCCGCAGCAATCTTGCTAATTGGGAAAACACCGACAAGCAGACGGCTGCGCCTACGCTTCAGATTGATAGAAAAGCATTTCCTACATTCTTCCGCGATGATATGTTCGAGGTGGAAGGCGCACCCGAAAAAGTGAAAGTTCCAAAGAATCCAAAAGCAAAAGACAAGCTTACACCGGAAGAAAAGAAAATTGAGAAAGAAAAACATCAAGCTGCTCAGTTAAAGAATTCTCAAAATGAGATTACAGCTCTAAATGACAAACATACGGTTCACCTGAAAGTCTACCATAAAAGCGACTGGGTGTGGGCCACTGTCACTTTGCGTAAAACCGATATTGCCTACCTGCGCAAACATTGGATGCACGCCTGCGCCTCTGCGCCTGTACTCGAAAAACGCTTTGGTAAATACAGCTTGCGCTTTTCGTTTGAGGAAAATATATCCCTTAGTAAAACACCTATCAAAAAGCAACGAATCTGTGCAGTCGATTTAGGTCTTAATACAGACGCGACTTGCTGTATCATGACCGCAGATGGAACTATCCTTGCAAGAAAGTTTATCAATTTTGCAAGTGACAAAGACCATCTGTATCATGTGCTCAATCGCATTAAGAAGTTTCAAAGACTGCACGGTTCTCGCGAGGCACATAATTTTTGGGCATATGCCAAACGCATCAATGATGAGTTGTCCAAAAAGATTGCCTCTGCCATTGTAGAATTTGCGGTTCTCTATTCTGCTGATGTAATTGTTTTCGAGCACTTGGACTTCAAGGGTAAGAAGGCATCTTCCAAAAAGCAGAAGATTCAGATGTGGCGAAAGAACGGCATCCAGCACATTGCGGAGCATAAAGCACACCGCTACGGCATCCGTATTTCGCATATCTGTGCTTGGGGCACAAGCAAACTTGCCTTTGATGGCAGTGGTGCCCTGAAGCGGGATAAAACCAATCATGCCCTTGCAACTTTTGCAAACGGCAAACAATACAACTGCGACCTAAGTGCGAGCTACAATATTGGCGCTCGCTACTTTGTCAGAGAGTTGCTAAAACCCTTGCCAGCGATGGTGAGGTCTCAGCTTTCGACTAATGTTCCGAATGCTGAGCGTAGAATCCAAGTTACACTTGCCACGCTTAAAGTTCTGTATCCTGAGCTAAAAAAACTCGGCACACAGGCAGCGTAAAATGTACAGATGCTAACTGAGTTATTAGTTTTCTTGCGGTGATGGCTTCCGTCTGGACGCTTGAGCTGAGGGATTACCGTATCTTTCGTTAGAACGCCGCTACCCATAAAAAGGGCGGGAAGCCCATGACTTCAGTCGTGGGAGGATTCACAATCTGTATCTTGCTGCATTGCTCCGCATCCTCAAAGAAGAACTGGACGACAAGGCGGACACCATTGAGTGGTGGCTGTATGAGGATGTTCGCAAATGTATCTGGTTCGACCTCGAAGATGGTCGCCGGATGCGCTACGACATGCCTACCGCCGAATCCCTGTATGACTACTTGACGCTGCCGTTCGAGCAACTTCCTTTTGAGGTGGAATCATGATTTTCGTTTTCTCGCTTGTCAGTGCAGCGCTGCTTTGCATTGCATCGTTCGTTTGCTACAAGGTGTCGGGCAAGATGCTGGATGAGAAAGATGCGGAAAAATGCGCAAAGGAAGCAGAACTTGAAGAAAAACTGATAAACCACATGATGCAGACCAAAAGCAAGCCGCTGTCGGACGATGAATTCAGTTTTGGCGGTGCTTATGAGGCATTGGTCATGGAGGGAGAGCGTCAGAAGCAGTTGGCGGATGTAGATGAAATTGACGAATTAACGGATAAAATTCGTCTGCTGAGCATGGTCGAACAAATCTCATACATCACGCTTTCATTCGGCGTAATGTTCGTCTGCATGCTTCTGTTCGTGACCGGTATTATCACTGTTGGAGTAATGGCTGCGAGCGTGTATGCTAAATGAATACTCAGAACGGAAAGAAAGGAGACACTATGAGCAAGAACCCGAAAATTGAAGGTATCGTCTTCAGGTACGGCGATGATGACTACTCTTTCTGGATGCCGGACATTTCGAAAGAAGAGAATGAGAAATTCGTACAAACGCTGTTTTCGGCATTTGAGGATAATGGTTGTTCGGTGCGCGGCACAAAGAAGGACATCCTCGATACCATCCGAGAAAACACCTGAAACGATAGGTGCGAATCTCAGAAAAATTTTATGTGCTCGACACGAACGCTCTTCTGTCATCTCCGTACTCTAACGAAAAACAGCATTGACCAGGCACATTTCTAAGCACTGCGACATTTTTCCAAGGTTTTGCAAGGTCGTTTGCAACATTTTTCCGAAATTCACTGATATTTTTTGCAGTCATCCATCTCGGATGGCTGCTTTTTTGTTTTTACGCGAAAAAGTTGCCGATTCGTGCGAATTGCAGATAATGAAAATCAAGGGCAGTCATAGCGGTGTTGTCCGCGGAGATTTTCCAGACAGTGTCTGGAATTTTGGAGGAATCATAGATGTACGGTAAACCGATGGATTTCATAGACTGGCTGATTGATATGCCGGAGGAGTTTTCGTTTTGGGTAGAGGACCAGATAGCAGTAATGTCGCCGGTGACGATTGCCGTGGTAATTGTTGTCGCATTGGCTGTTTTGGCCGGTATATGGCTTCTCGTCGTCTCTGCTGCCAAGAAGGATGTGCGCAATACCAGCGAGATACTGGCGGGCATTGAGGAAGTCAATCAGGGATATGAGTTCTATGATGTGGACGAGGAAATTCGTCTCGAATACCCGCTTGAATCACTTGAAGAGTATAGGGGTGCTTCCCTCGATAAGCTGTTCATGGGCACAGTCCGGAAAAAGATTCCCCAGTTTGAAGAGGTTTTCGGATGGGCACAGTCGAATGTGATTCAGTTTGCGGCATATAAGGAAGAACTCAAAAGCATCCCCAACTGGACCGAGAAGGACGATGATTGCGGGAGAAGAATCCCTTTCTGGCTGTATAAGCACTATGAGAAGAAACTGGTTAATGCAGCGGTGTTCGGCACTCCCGTGACCGAGACGACTTTTATTGCGGTGAAGCAGTATGTCACGCATAAGGGCCGGCCGATGGAGGAGTCTAAGACCTATTCGATGGCAGAAGCTAAGGAATTCGTAAGACTCGCTAAGGCACACGAACGGGAACGTCAGCAGCGGGAAAACGAGCGGAGGCAGGCATCCTCGCAAATCAAGTACGAGGTCTTGCAGCGTGACAGGTTCCGGTGTGTTGTCTGCGGCAGGACCCAGGAACAGGGAGCGAAACTTCATATTCAGACGGTAAAGCCGCTTCCGAAACATGAGAGACCATCTGCGGATTGTTTTCGAACCGTGTGCGAGGATTGCCTGAGAAGGAAAGGGTGAGGGGCAGAGATGTTTTGTATATGCGTACTTATCATAGCAGCAGCTGCCGTGTATATGGTTGAGGCGTATATCCATACCTACTACGCAATTGAGTATATGCACGGCGCACCGCTGTTCTTTGTACTTCTTGCAAAATACGCGGCACCGGTCCTGTTCCTGCTCCTGTGCGGGTACTTTGCGTTCCGGTATAGGGAGAAGCGGCGGGAATCGGAAAAGCCTGCGCAGGAAAAGCCCATGAACAAAGAAGGAGTTTATGCTGAAAAAATTAACGCGACCGTAAAAACAAAAGCCGTGTTCTCAGACCAAGCCGACCAGATGCTGTATCAGGTCATGCGGTTCGGGCAGAAGATGGCGGTAGCATACAGCATGACACAGGACAGCAAGACTTCCGGAGAGCAGGCGAAGTGCCTAACGCTGTTGGCATCGGCAGAACGGATATTCTATGACCGGCTGGATGACGCTATCCGCTCGGCATCGATGTTCGATGAGACAGAATACAAAGCTTTCCAACAAGGCATTATCTCGTTCGGAGATACCGATACCGCTAAAAAGAAGCAGGAGATATACGCCGGTATCATTAAGACGATAAACAATGTGGTCCATGATAATGAGCGTCTTATCCTGCGCTTAGATTCTCTTGCCTATGCACTCAATCAGCGCTCAGCACAGAATCCATGGGATACCGATGTGGCCCTGGCAATGTCAAGACTTGATGATGTCATCAGCAAAACAAATCAAGACCTTGAACAGGACGAGGAAATCAGCCGCGTGGCTTTGAAACGATATGACACTTTGAATGGAGGTAATTGACCATGGCAAGAAAAGGTGTGTTCCCGATAGTAGCGACCTTAGCGGTCGTCGGCGTAGTGTTGGCGGTGTTCTCCCAGACGGTGATGCGGGACTCGAATATCAGTACCAATACCATGACAACAGAACAGGCGTATGCGGATTTGAGCGGGAAGATGAAACGCATCGGGGTACAGGAAGTATCTGTGAACCCGCAGCAGCTTGATGTATCGGAGTTTTTGGACGCGAAAGATGAGTTGCCGGATATCGACTCCTCCTACCCGTTTGTGGTAGAGGGAAACGGTGATGTCAACATTGAAATCTTCTCTTCCGGCGAAAAAGCAGCAGAATCCGGTTCTGATTCTTTCTTGACCAGCATGGCAAAGAAGTTCAACGCCCAGCACAACAAGACGTCCGGAGACAAGACCATGAGCGTCTCTCTGCGCTCCGTTCCGTCCGGTACGGCAGCTGAGTACATCTCGACGGGAAAGTATCAGCCTGAGTGCTATACACCTTCAAACACGCTCTTTGGCGAACTGGTGAAGAACGAGGGCGTAGAGTTGACCGTTGAGGCTGACCGTCTGGCCGGCAATGTGGCGGGTATTCTCGTATCGAAGAAGACAGGGGATATGCTCCGCTCTGAATACGGTGAAGCGTCTGTTTCTTCCGTTCTGAACGCAACCATCGATGGCAAACTCATGATGGGATATTCGAACCCCTACACGAGTGCAACGGGTCTCAACTTCCTGCTTGCGGCTCTTGCGAGCAGCGGCAGCGACACGATTGTCGATACGGCTGCTGTCGAGAATTTTCAGAAATTTCAAGCGAACGTCCCTCTCGTATCCTTCACGACCCAGCAGATGGTCCAGTCGGCGGACAAGGGTATCGTGGACGGCGTTGTGATGGAGTATCAGTCCTACCAGAATGACCCGACCTTGCAGCGAAACTACGAGTTCATCCCGTTCGGTGTACGGCACGATAATCCTCTGTATTCCATCGGGAATGTCTCCGCCGAGAAGAAGGAAGTGATTGCTGCTTTCGTTTCCTTCTGCGCTCAGAACCAGGCAGAGGCGACGAAGGACGGATTCAATGGCCTCGACGACTATACCTATACCGGCAAAGTATACGACGGCAACACCATCGCACAGGCTCAGAGTGTCTGGAAAGAAGAGAAGGACTCCGGCATTCCTATCGTGGCGGAGTTCGTTGTCGATACCTCCGGCTCAATGCGCGGCGAACCCCTGAATGCCCTGAAAACTGCGATGATAAACACCATACAGTATATCAATGACGACAACTATATTGGCATTATTGGTTTTGATTCGGATGTCAGAGAATACCTGTCTATTGACCAGTTTTCTCTTACCCAGAAAACCCTGTACAAGGGTGCCGTAAATTCCCTCGACGCGAACGGCAATACAGCTATGTATAACGGTCTTTGCGTTGCAATGGACCGTATCTATAAAAAATCTCAGGAACTCGGCGGAAATTGCACGCCAATCATCTTTGTCTTGACGGATGGTGACAACAATACCGGTTATGAGTTCTCTGATACGAAGAACATCATCGCAGGCATGGATATCCCGATTTATACCATCAGCTACAACTATACAGCAGACAGCCTCTCGGAACTCGCGTCCATCAATGAGGCAGCAGCTATCGTCGGCAACAGTGAGGATATTACCTATAAGCTCCGCAATCTGTTCAATGCAGAGATTTGACACCTCCCACGATTGAAATCGTGGGATTCCCGGGTGGCCCCGGGTGGCGGTGGCAAGGCTTATCACCATGCCGCATACAAGGCAGCGAGTTATGCGGTTTCCCACCATCCGCTACGGGTGTAGCGCACAATGAGCATCCAGCCTAAAAGGTTGACCAACATACTTGTCTGCATTCCCAGTTCTTTTAAGTGCATCCTCCGAAGGAAGTTTCACCTCTTGCGAGGCAGCTCTCTAACGAGGAATGTGTCGAATTCCCCGAAAAACTATTATTTTAGAACCCTACGCTTGCAGGAAGGTAGCTTTTATCCTTCTGCAAGTGCTTTATTGTATTTTCGTGCATCACTAAGAATGCAGGAAAAGCTGAGTTAAGAGCTTTTGTATTGTATTCCAAAGATTCAGTATTTATATATTCAAGCAGAAAAGCGGAATACAGGTCACGCTGGACTACTTCTCCGCTGCTGAGGTGTGCCATTCGTTCAGAAAGTCTCTTCTTGGTGTAGCTTTCATCTGTATGGTCAAATTGCGAGGCTTTTGTTTCAAAGGTGCTGACTTTGATAACGCTGCCGCCATAACGATTGGCTTTTTTGTTCAGGATGGAAATAAACATTGCGGGGGCGCAGCGGTTCAACGATTTGCCAAACCGTTTTTTAGTATGTGCTCTGCCAGTTTTAGCGTTGGTTTTCGTCTCCTTGCTGCGTTTCTGCAATGCTTTATAGTTCATGTCTTCAACCACAAACTCGTTGCCATGCTGCAGCAATTCGTTAGCAAGGATGTTGTGCTCCATCTTGCGGATATCTGCCAATCGGCGGTTTAAGTCACGCAGTTTTGCTTTCAAACGGAAATAGCGCTTGCTGTACTTCCAGTCACGCCTTTGTTTGTGACTATGCTGGCGCTTCAGCCTCTTTATCGTGCCATCCGGATTATAATATTTCGGATTTGTAACACGGCGTGAGCGGTCCATTGCACGCTGTGTGCGAGCAATCTGATTAGTGAGTCCTCTTGCTTGCGCTCTTGCTGATGGCGCAAGAACTCTCAAATCGCAGATATCTTTACCACTAATGGCAAGCGTTTGCGTGCCGATATCAAGACCTATGCGCCCTTGATTGACAGGATGCTTCATCACGCCGTTACCGTCGCACTTTGTGGGAGGATAGCCTTCTAAGATGAATTGTGCATAATACTTCCACTTGGTCTTAACCCACTTACGAGTAATGCGGCAGTATTTCACTCCACATTTGAGAGCTTCCTGCTGATATTTTCCTGTCTGAGTTTTAGGATTACGCAACACAACAGGAAATTCATGCTTTCCGTACACAATGCGCAGGTTGCCTTTCCCGATAGTGGGTTTTATTTTTGCGATAGCGGCAGCAATTTCAGCTTCCATTTGTGGTTTTACCTCATCGGGAAGAACGACTTTCTTATCGTCTTTAGGGTCAGGTCGCCCGTACATATCATCGTATCGCTTCTCAACGGCTTTTTGCGCCTTGCGCTTAGCCGACTCTATATTGCTTGTAGTGAGGTTTGCCGGGCGAAGCACGATACCGGTGAAGTTGTTTTTTCCGGAGATAGCTGCTAAATCATCTAACCTTTTGTAGTGAACCTCTTTTCCTTTGCTAAAGAAGAAAGTGTTCCATGCTTTCCAAACATCAGAGGCAACTGCCTGTGCTATATGGGAGTTTATGGCATAGTGCCTTGCATACGGCACAACCAACTTATGAAAAGCATCTTCAGAAAAACGATATTCTTTAAGCATCTTTTCGCGTTGCTTAAAGAGGACTTTCTGCTCATCGCTGTCGGGAGCAGCTTTAGCAATAGCTGCCATCAATTCCCGATATTTGCGCATCTTGCGCAATTGATGCCACATTTTCGTAGTGACGCTGACAAGCTGATTATAGATAGTGCCACATTTCTTGAACTCCTTATACAGATAGTCTTGCTCGTTGAGACTTATATCAAGAGGCAATGTCAATACAAATGATGGCGTGCTATTCTTGCTCCCGAAAGCCATAAAGTTACCCTCCTCTCTTTTTTTGCTGTTCTACATAGTGTTGAATCGTAGCGGTAGACACATCTCCGGCAGTGCTTACAAAATAGCTGCGTGTCCACATTTGCATAACCGTGTCAGGAAAAAACTCTTGCTTGAGTATCCTGCCGGTGGTTCCTTTAATAATTTTCATGATTTCTGCAGCACTTAATGTAGGCGGAGCATTCACGAAAAGATGGCAATGGTCTATATGACATTCCATTGCCAGTATCACAATGTCGTTTTGCTCACAAATTTGAGTTACAAGTTCCTTGAAACGAGCTTCAAACCCATCCACCAGAAATAATTTCCTTCGATAGCGTGGGCAAAACACAAAGTGATAATTTATCATAGAAACGGTTGCTTTTGTGCGTCTGTAGTTTCTTTTCATGTATCTATTTTATCACAATTCAGACAAATTTATGTTACAGATATATGAACTTTATATCACAACATCGTCACATTACAATTATATTGGTAGATACGAAGAAAACCATTATTGTCGGCCTATCATCCCACGGTTGAAACCGTGGGCTTTCCCAGCCTTCATTTTGTAACTCAAAAGCGCGGTTTTGTCCGCGCAGCTGCTCAAAAAGACAGCCTCCACGCGGCGAGCAGCGGGCAACGGGAAACACTCCCGGCAGATAGTCTTCCAGAAAAGGATGGAAAAGCCATGAAAACGCAACAGGTTCCAAACTCTCCCTATTTCATCCGTTATGACGATAATGGCTATTGCAGCGTATCTAGAGACAAGGACGGAAAGGAACTCATCCCGGAATCTGAGATACAGGAGTTTCTCGGCGCAGTAGCCAACGGGCTACTCTGCATTGAGCAGGAACGAAAGAGTAGATACCAGCGCATCGAAGAAGCCGAAAAAGCAGCATTTGCCAGAGGCGAAGCGAAAGGTAGGGAGGATGAGCTCCTTTCCACGGTTAGAGCACCGAAAGAAGAACAGGTGTCAAGAGCAGAGTATGAGCGCAAGCTGCAATATGAAGTATATGCTCATCATACTCCGCACAGCACGAGAACGGAGTGGGTTCGCCTTTCACGCGGGGGATGGTAATTAACATGATGGGAAGCATTCCAATTCCAAACACCAGATTTTATCTGACAAGCATCGACGGCAAGAAATGGTTCGTAACAGAATACTACAGAACATCACTATTTAACCCAGACAAGGAGACCTATGACTTGTACAAGGCGTTTGCGGAAGCATTCAGAAAGAACGAAATAGAAGAACAGGAGTTTCAGGAAGAACTCGAAAAAGCTGTGAACAAGGCTTACGGAAACGGCTTATACGCCGGGCGGCATAGTGTTGATTTTGGCTAAGTCCAACAAGAAAAAGAAAAAGGACGATGACAAAAGAAAAAAGAACGGGCGGATTTTGCGAAAGCAATTTTAGAATACAACACGCGACACGAAAGCAAAGAATCAGATACGACTGAAATTCAGAAAGCAAACCGAAAAATCAACAAAATCGAAGAAAAACGACTCAGAAAAGCGGCAAAACGAATATGGGCATAGCAAAAATCGAAACTGCATCAGGCGTAACGCTGGTCCTCAATGGCAGTACGGTCTTTGCCTCCGACGATACATCCTACTGGATGCAGGGGGCAAAAGTCATTGGTGACGATGGGCATGTCTATGGGCATGCCGAGACTATTCGAGACGCCCTGTGCCTCGTCTTGGCAAAATACGGCGGGTTAAAGGGCAACAGCACAAAACAAACAAAATCGGTAAAGGCGGTGAGAGCATGGTAGTGTATACGAAATCCGGTGTGACAGTGAATTGCTGTGGCAATCTCTTCATTGCATCGGACGGCAAGACATACAACCTCTGCGGCAGGATGTTGACATGCAGTGGCATAGTCATCAGCTACAACTGTCAGTCGAAAGACGAAGCAATGGGTACGGTCATAGGGCTGTACGGTGGTCGAAGATTTTAGGAGGTACAATAATGCAAACAGTCATGACGAACAGCGGCGTGGAGCTGCGTGTGGAAAGCAACATCATTTATACCACTGACTCCAAGGCATTCTGGCGCAGCGGTAACATGCTGGTTGGTAATGGCACGGTCATCAGCTACCAGTGCCGCTCGATGGATGAGGCGGTCGATATGGTTGCGGCCTTGTACAACGGAAAAAAACCAGAAGCAGCGCAGGCATAAACCTCTGTAAAAGTATACGCCGTTCACCTATTCGGGTGGACGGATTTTTGTTTTGTGAATACTGCGATTCAGTGGCGAAGCAAGCCGATTTTACCAGCAGTTTGATACTCTGCGACATGATTTCCGGCAGTTTGATATTCTACGGTCAGTTGCACAGCCGTGCGAATTGCATACAATGGGAATTGGAGAACAAAAAGAGCGATGCAAGGATGTATTTGCGATAAATATGGCGGCTGTTTTTGGCATTCACGAAACAACACGAAATTAAACAAAACGCGAAGAGAATACAAGAAAAGGTGAATGAAATCCGGCTAAGGCGGATAAAACTTGCGCTGAGTGGTTCGAAGTCCGGACAATGGGACAGCTAAAGTGGTAGAATAAAACTAGGAATACCTAAAATCAAAGTTGACCGAAAAAACAAAAACCATGAATGATTAGCTGCTAAAAAAGTAACTGCTCGCTTATATACCCGACCAAAAGAAATGACCCAAATCTGTTTAGAAAGGATAGGCACAAAATGGCAAGGAGAAAAGCAAACGACTTGGAAAATCAGATGTCGCTCATGGATATGATGGCATCGGAAAGCCCCGAATACACCGAGGAAGGTCCGGAAGAACTCTTGGACCCCAGCGAGGATACGGGGGACAGTGATGGGCAGACGGATAAGCCCTTCAAACTCGTGGCGAACAAGACCACGAAGGCAAAGGCGAGCATCTCCACGCAGGCGCTGAGTGTTGTGAAGGCGGTATATGCTGATACGGTCGAAACGAATTGGGAAGAATTGTTTGATGGTTTTGACAGGCTTTATGCTATCACTTTCTCCTCCGGTATCGAGTTCGTGAATAAGGTCATCAACAAGTTCTCGTATGCGGAAGTCGTGTTCGGATGCGAGAAAATCATCGCCAACGACATTGCTGCCATCATGTCGGTGCAAATCGACAGTGTGCAGCGGCTCGCAAAGTCTAAGTCGGCAGGAAACCTCGCGAACCGGCTCGATGACGGGTCCTTGCAGCTGTATGTATCGCGGGACACGAAATCGCACGAGAAAATCTTCATTTTGGAGAGCGCTGACCATAAGCGTGTCCGAGTCATCACCGGCAGTGCGAATATGTCGGCATCGGCGTTTTGCGGCATCCAGCGAGAGAATATCGTTTGCTTCGATGACGAGGCGGCATTTTCGCATTATAAGGTCCTGCTCGAGACCTTCAAGGAGACCTGCTCCGACAACGTTTCGTATAAGGCAGTCGTGAGCACTATGAATCAGGAAGACTACCTAAAAGAAAACATCAAGGAAGTGCCCGTCTTCCAATCCATTGAAAAGCAGAAGCTTATCTTTTTGGAACAGGCGCGACCTGAGGACGAGGTGGAATACGAGATAGTCGCCGATGTCAAGAAGATGCAGGAACTCGTCAAGCCAATCATGCCTAAGATGCCGGTACAAGCGAATCGCATCGTGGTAGCAGCAGAACCAATGCGCGTTTTCGGAAAACGGTATACAGAAGTTCGACGTGTGGCAGCTGAGACGGTTAAGCAGCTTCCGAAACTACATATCGACTATGATGCCGGGACCATGACCTTCAACGACGAGAACATCGACCTCAACCCGAATCTCAGCGAGGTAGCCAAGAACATCAAGAGCATCCAGAAATTCTTCTCAGGCATGGACTACTTTTACGGTGATGTCGAGCAGGCTAAGAAAGACTACTTTAAGTACATGACCTGGTATCTGGCTACCCCGTTCATGGCGTATCTGCGGTATTTTGCCTCAAGGAACAATTACGACACCAAACTGTTCCCGATGTACGGCGTAATTTACGGCGACTCAAACGGCGGCAAGACGACCTTTATTAAGTTTCTTGTCAAACTCATGTGCGGTGAGACCGTTAAGATGAACACTACGGAGGATTTCACAGCCACAAGAATCGATGGTCTCAAACGAGTATGCGAGGGACTGCCACTGAACATCGACGACCTCGCCAAGACCCAGTTCCAGAACCATTCAGAACGGGTGATTAAGAACGATGAATGGGGTATCTCAGACAGGCTCGTGAACTATCCTGCTGTATCCATTACATCCAACAAAATCACTTCTCTGACAAAAGACCTCTCAAAACGCGCTATTATCTGTCGAATCGGTGCTAAAATTTACAATGAGCGCGGTGCCAAGAACTCGAAGCGTGTGAATGAGAGTATGTCGGAGCTGACTACCGCGTTCTACGGGGAGTATGTCCGCCGGATGCTTATCTGCATCGATGAGATGACGACGGAAATGCGTGAAAATGCGAATGGCAAAGAATACTTCCCGGATATCTTCCATGCTTCGTCCAGTGTCACTGCAGATATCTTCGAGGCTTGCGGAGTCGATTTGCCGGACTATGTGCGTATCCTGTATTACAACGACTACATGGGCGATGAGAGCATCGGCCGTGCTGCGATTGAGAAAATCGAACTGGCATGGCAGGCTGACCCGAGCAAGTTCCGGGTGGATAAGAAGCAGAACCGGCTCATTTATACCTACCCGCAGGATGGACCCTGGTACGAACTGAAATACATTGCAGACGAGCTGCCGAACTCCCTCGAAGCAGAGATTTCTGGCGGCAACCAGCTTATCATGAACTACGAGCAGGCACAGGAGTTGTTCGGTATCAAGTTCCGGCGCTGGCTGGGCATCTTTAACCTCTAATATGCATGGCAGGTTCTTTTCTGAGCCTGCCTTTTTATTTCGCAAAAATAGTTGCCCATTCGTGCGAATTGCGTACTATGAAGTATACAGGCAAGCTGAATAGCCGCTGAAAACAACTGCCAAGCAGAGAAAGGATAACACTATGAACGAGCAAAATTTCGTTGAAGATACTCAGGATTCTACTGAAGATATTCAGTATCAGGCGTATGTGGCACTGGTCGAGGATTTCAAGGAATTCATCGATACGACAGTAAAGGCCGGCAAGGATTCCTATAAGCATGTAGACTTGTTCAATGGCAAGTCTTTAGACGAATCCGTGACGCATACTGTGCCGCTGGAAGATGACAAGGCACAGCTTCTGGCTGCGGCGTGCATGGACTTGGCAAACTCGACTCTGTGGCTGTATTATCACAAGAATAAGTTCAAGGATACAGAGTTCGCCGAGGTCGTCAACAACAACTATCCGAAATATCAGGTCCGAGTACAGCAGGAGATGAACCAAGAGGGAGGACAGTTTTATCTGCGCAGCTGGTATTCGCTGGCTCAGAAGATTTCCAGAGAATGCCAGCTGAAAGCGTTCGAGGGCTACAAGCCCAAGGAGCAGATGACTTATGTGAATGTCTATCTGCTTGTCTACGCTGCTATGAAGTCGCTGAGAAACGGGTCTTTGAGCCGTATCATAACAAACATCGAACATGACTCCGATAAAATCGGAAACCTCGCGTTCTACTTCTTTACTTATATCCTCGAAGTGTTGGAAATGCCTCTCGGATAAAAGAGTGACCCTGCACATGCCGCTTTTGGTGTGTGCAGGGCTTTTTTGTGTGTGGGGGATGGCTCGGAACAATATGCGAAACAATATCAAAGCTAAATCGACATTGTTCCGACAAGCTGATTTTGTTCCGCATTGAGCTTCGAAGTTTGGTGGGAGTTGTGCAAAGTTTACAAAATATATGGTTGATTTTCTACATTTCACTCAGGCAAATTCTGTAATGTTAATGTCAAAGGCGCAAATTTTTGAAAAAGCGGTGCAGAATATTTCTCTCAATAGGCTCATCCACAGAAAAACATGGGATACAACCGAAAACTCGCTGGAAAAAGCGCGGATTTCAGCAAAAACTCGTTGGGAAAATGTGCAAGGACGCAAAACTGGTAGGAGTTGCAACTCATACACAATAATGAGAGTTTTCTTCACCAGCGTTCATAAAAAATGGGTACGCCCGCACTATGTCGGCATACCGATATGCGATGACCAAACGATGCAGCGCAGCCAGCGCCATTTTCGTTCTGAGCACAGTTTCCTCTTGCCAGGCTGTGCGAATGGCGTACACTGATAATTGTACGATAGATAGCAGCATAATAAACGACTTCCGTAAAATTCATATTCTGACGAAGAAGAGCAGATTCACCAAAGTGGTGCGTCTGCTCTTTTTTGTTGCCAACGAACGAAAGAGGTGTAAAACCATGGCAAAACCCTGGACATCAGAAGAATTAGCGATTTTAAATCAGCGGTATCCGAAGGAGGGCGCGAGTGATGCGCTCGTAAAGACCTTGAACCGCACAAAACAGGCGATTCACTTCAAGGCCCAGCAAGTTGGGCTTCGCAACGCGAACCGAAAGAGATTCACAGCCGAGGACATCAAAATTCTGAGAGAGAGGTATCCGAACGAGGGTGCCAGCAAAGACCTCCAGAAACTGCTCGGTAGAAGCGCCGAAACCATTAACAGAAAAGCTCGTCTGCTCGGCATAAAAGGCACTCGGCATTATTGGACCGAGGAGGAGTTGAAGATTCTGTCCGAACGATACCCGAAAGAGGGAGCAAGCCAGGAACTGGTGCAACTGTTTCAGCACAGTGCCTATCTTATCAGTATTAAGGCTAACGCATTGGGGCTCCGATACGAAAATAGACGCCGGTGGACTGAGGAAGAGGAGAATATTCTCATTGAGAGGTATCCTTGGGAAGGTGCAAGCGAGGCTCTTTTGAAAGACCTCAACCGCAGCCGCGCTTCTGTCTTGAACCATACGAGCATCATGGGTCTTGTGTGCCAGAAACGCTCGAATTGGACAGCTGATGAGGAGAAGGTGCTCCAGGAACGCTTTCCCGAGGAAGGCGCGAGCGAATCCCTGCAGAAAACCCTGAACCGAACAGGCACTGCTATTTACTGCAAGGCGATACGCTTAAGATGCCAGAAACCTGCCCAAAAGAATCGCAAATGACCTCTTGCACATCCGTGCGGCTCGGGGTATACTAACGATGTAATCAAAAAGAATTATCTTTTGCGAGGACTCCGCTAATGGCGCAGTTCTCGTTTTCTTTTTGCCCGGAATCCTGCAGAACCGCAAAGCACCGGCACTGCTTGCCGCCCACCGTCCGCCAGCAGGGTACTCACGGGAAAACCGGCAGAAGGACCCCGGTGTGGATGCCGCTGCGGGATAATGCATGTCCAGAACGGAAAACAAAAATGCTGCTACCCAGATAATGGGTAGCAGCATTGTTTTTTGTCTGGGATAGTCAGGGCTATCAGGCAGGTATTAGACGCGAACGCCAATCTCGTCAGCCTTGTCATCCTCGACATCAAGATAGTAGTACATGTCACCGAACTCTAAGCCCAACTCATCGGCATACTTTTTCAGAGTGTCAGAGAACACTTTCATGTTAAAGCCATTACCGGGATGCTCTTTCTGCCATGCTTCGATTTCACGCTTCGAGGCGGCAACGCAGAGCCTATCTTCCTTGTCATCATCGTCAAAGGTGAATCCGTCTACCAGACGACGGTAGGTGTCGTCAGAAGCCTCATTCTGGATAACATAGGCAATGATAGCAGCCTTATTGTTGTAGTCTGAGTTCTCCGCAAAGAAATCCTCGATATCGCCATGGCGCACAACAACATTTTCATAGAAGTCCTTGATTTCGCTGTCGGCATACTCGTTCGTCATGACCTTCTCATGATTTTTGAGGAACTTAATGAAGGTTTCATCGCTCAGATTGTCCGCATAGAATCCGAGAGCGTCCACGCGGACTTTCACAAGGCTGCTCAGGAACTTCTCCATCTTTGCAAGGACATGCTTTGCTGTGAATGCTTTTTTCAGGTTTATGGTGTAGTAAAAAACAGGGAAGTCTTTAATATCAACGCCGCTTTCCCTAAAATTTTCTCCCACTTTGTCGATAGGCTTGTGCAAGAAGGGCGCATATTTGTACAGCGCATCGACATCGGTGATGTAGTCAGTGATGTACAGTTCATCGTTTTTGCTGTAGTGTCCCAAAAGCCCGACGGCCGCAGAGAGGCGGATGCCACGCTGGAAATTTGTCCAATCGAAAGTAACGGGATAAATGACATTCGCAACAGTACCGTCCTCAGAATACTCGACGGGAGTTGAGCAGCGATGAATACCGAAAAGGTCATAGCCGTCCTTGTGGATGCTCATGTACTGATTCTCGAGGATGACCAGATTATACAGCGGCAACGACATCGGAATCTGCGCTTTCAGGAATTCGAGAAAATAGTTTACGTTCTCGTGAATCCATGTGTAGTCGTCCACGGTTTCGATGCGTTTCTTCGACTCCACGACATCCTCACCCGGAAGCGGCTCGTAACCGCATGCCTGACGAAGCTCGTTTTCCGTCACGGCATCCGTTGCCTTGGCGATTTTCTTCAATGTCACCTCGGTAGGCTGAGACTGTGTTTTGCCGTTCGCAAGACGGTTCACATATACGCGACCAAGGTGCGATGTCTGGGAAAACTGCTCCTGTGTCCGCGTACCGATGGCTTTCTTGACGAGTGCCGCTAATTTATCAGGGTCATACCCGGAATTGTTTTTGCCGTCACTCTCGAAAACTGAATCATTCTTGTTCAGCCAGCCGTCAAGAATCGAATACCCGATATCATGTAAGGAGGCGCACACATGTCCGTCAATGTTCCTGTCAGGTTTTGGTGTGTGTTCATTATCCTCGAGAAATTCCACCTTCTTGCATAATAGCGCACGCTCATTAGCAAGAAGGATATCAGGAGCGTTCAATTCAGCAAGTTTCGTAACGCGTTCATTGCTGTCTTTGAGTCTTCTGGTCAAAAACATAATGTCGCCGAGTTGGTCAGGAGAGAATTTCTTGAAAACATCTGTACCGAGTTCGATTTTAGTGATGACAGGGAGAGTAACAGATGTATCGATGTCTTTGGCGTATTGCAGGATAGCATCGACAACAAAGTAGTAGTTATCATATGCTTTGTAATCGATATGGACAATGGTATCCGTTTTCTTTATCGGGACAATCGTACCTTTGCCATCTTTAACTCCATAGAAAGCCGAAACGGATAGAAAATCGTCAAGGACCTTTTCATCAACATGCAATGCCTTGGCAATCACCGGCAGCTGCTTGCGAAGCAGGACAGGGGCGTTCAGCTTGATGGAAAACATACGGCGACTCCTTTCGCGTGTATCATTTTGTAGCTTTGTGTATTATTCTGTAACTATTATACAAGGACGCAAATAGAATTGCAATAGGGAAAACAACAAAAAGATACAAAAAAGTACACGAGAATACAAGAACGGATGGTACAGGAAAGGGTTCGCCTTGTTTCCGTTCTGGACGAAGCAGTTTGGGAAAGGTGACGCGCTGGGAATTCAGCTGCTGCCGCTCGGTAGGCTGCTAACGGGCTGCAGAAAGGAAGGCGGCAAGCTCGGTGACTGAAAATATACGCGTTCGGTGCTTGGCAGTTGCACATTCGTGCGAATTGGATACAATGGAGAATATAAAGTGATTTAGTGTAAGCCGCAGGGATTCGTTCTCTGCGGCTTGATTCTTCTCGAAAAGAGGTACAAAAGATGCGGAATCGGAAGAAAGCTCAGAAAGCTGCTTCGCTCGTCATGGCGGTCATGATGACGCTGACTTTGGTGCTCGGTACGGTGGTGCCGGTCGTTTTGCAGACAGCAGCTGTTTTCTAAATACTCATAGTTATTCCTAGCCCTGCGTGGATGAATGTCTGCGCGGGGCTTTTTTGTTTTTGCGGAGGAAATCATCATGGCGGAAAAGAAGCGGCAATATTCACGAGCGCTCGCACAGAAACGGTGTCTGGAAGCGATTGAGCGGGCCATTCTCATCAATAAGAGCGAGGCGGAAAGACCTTTCGTGTTTCAGGTACAGGAATTGGTCGTGTTCGGACCTCTGGTCGATACCGATGCACCCACAGTCCACGGGGTAGATATCCTTGCAACTACGGCGCGGCATCACAGATACCGGAATCGGGACGAGGCATTTCACAGTGACAGCGAGGATTTTATCAATAAGTACGCTCCGTTCAGTATCTGTTCGTGGCGGTTCCGGGAAGAGTTCCCGGAAAAGGATATGCTGAACTACCTCAAAGGCTGGCACATGGGTATCGTGACGATGTACGGGCAGCAGGACAGGGCTTTGCTCGACGAGGGCAGATTTTTCACCATCATCCGAAACGGCAAGGTTCAGGCTGACCAGCTGGATGCCTTGAAGGAACTGTTCCGAGGTAAAGCATGAGCGCCGTTACGCTGATGCAGGGAGACTGCTGTGAGAAACTGAACGGGATTCCGGCACATTCCGTGAACCTAGTCTTATCGGACCCGCCCTACGGTATCACACATCAGGCTTGGGATACAGTATTGCCGTTTGAGGATTTTCTTGAAAAGAACGGCAAACGCTTAAGCCAGCCTGAGTTTCTTCTTTCCTGCTACAAGGAGGGGATTCCCTATGCTGATGCTATGTCTATTTGGACTGAAAATAAACAGCAGGGGATTTGGAAGCAGCTGGATAGAATCCTGACCGAGAACGGCGCAGTGATTCTATTTTCGGCGGGAGCGTATACCAAGACCCTTATGGATGGCAAGACCATTCCGTGGCGATATAACCTCATCTGGCAGAAGACATCTCCGGTAGGATTCCTCAACGCAAACCGGATGCCGCTAAGGGCGCATGAAGACATCCTAGTGTTTTACAGGAAACTGCCAACCTACAACCCGCAGAAGACCTCAGGGCATCCGAGAAAGGTCTCAACGGCTGAGCATAAGCGGAACTCCAAGATGACTGAGGATTATGGGAAATACAAGGCAAAAAGCTACGACAGCACCGAGAGATTTCCTACGAGTGTACTAACTTTTGCCACCGATAAGCAGAAATGTGCGGCGCACGGAACACAGAAACCCGTAGCGTTGTGTGAGTGGCTCATCAGGAGTTACACAAATGAGGGCGATGCGGTCCTTGATTTCTGTATGGGCAGCGGCTCGACCGGCGTGGCGGCAATAAATACGAATAGAAACTTTATCGGCATCGAAAAGGATGCCGATTTTTTTGTTGTTGCGAAAGAGCGAATCGCCGATGCGGCGCAAAGCCGTTGAAGATACCGCGACCAACAAAAAGCATCTTAAACACACGCGTGCGTTCGATAAATGAGCGCGTGTGTTTTTTGTGCATTCCGCGCATTTAACGCTCATTTTCTGTAAATAAGTATCCGATGCGGAGCGATTCCTGCATCGGCTTTTCATAGGACCACAAATGAATCAGAACAAAGTATACACGCATGTTTCGCTGTTTTCCGGTGCAGGGGGACTTGATATCGGCTTAGAGCAAGCCGGGTTTCATACGGTATGGGCGAACGACTTCAATCATGATGCCTGCGAGACCCATAGGCTGTGGAGCAATGCTACGGTGGTAGAAGGTGATATCGGCAAAGTGGACTACGATATCATCCCGGATTGCGATATAGCTTCTTTCGGATTCCCGTGCCAGGGCTTCAGTTTATCGGGACCAAGGAAAATCGACGATAGCCGAAATGTGCTCTACCGGCATTGCGTCAAGTTGGTCGAGAAGAAGCAGCCAAAGCTGTTTCTTGCTGAGAATGTCAAAGGTTTGCTTACGCTTGGCGGCGGAAAAATCAAGGACGCTATCATCGCGGATTTCGAGAGCAAGGGATATGTGGTGTCCATCAACCTTGTCAATGCTGCGGACTATCATGTCCCGGAAGATAGACAGCGAATCCTCCTTGTGGGCATCCGAAAAGACCTCGCTGAAAAGTATGGCGTAGAGTTCAAGGTTCCTGCACCGTTTCCTGACCGTATCAGTATCCGGCAGGCGTTAGAGGGATTGGCACCGGCGGCAGAGGATGAAATTTGCAAAGAAGCCTACTCCTCGCGCTACATGTCCCGGAACCGGAAACGCGGATGGGACAGCGAATCGTTCACGATTCCAGCTATGGCAAAGCAAGTGCCTCTCTGGCCTGGGTCGCCTGACATGGTGAAGGCCGGCAAAGACCTTTGGCAGTTCGGTGAGGAAGGTAGTACCAGACGGCTGTCCTATAGAGAAGCAGCCGCTATCCAGACATTCCCGAAAGATATGGTCTTTTGCGGGAATCTAACGAGCAAGTATAAGCAAATCGGGAATGCAGTGCCTTGCGAACTTGCAAGAGTCGTGGGCACGGAACTGTACCGTATCCTGAATAAAATTGAAGAGCAAGAAAGTCATTGCCCGGCATGAGTGATTCGTGCCGGATTTTTTTATTGGAGTCATCATGCCAGAGATAAGGAAATACACCGTCGTTGACCTGTTCGCAGGTGTAGGCGGATTGAGTTACGGGTTTTCAAAAAACGACCGCTTTGAAATCATCTTGGCGAACGAGATGCAAAAGGATATTGCGAAAGCATATTCCCTAAACCACCCTTCGGTCAATATGCTGCAAGGCGACATCAAAAACCTGTCCGAAGATATTCTCCGCCAAGCAATAGGAAACCGTACAGTTGATGTCGTGGTCGGTGGTCCGCCGTGTCAGTCGTACTCTACGCTCGGTAAACGCCAGATGGATGCGCGGGCAAATCTCTTCATGGAATACAAGCGTGTTCTCCGCATTCTACATCCGAGAGCCTTCCTGTTCGAGAATGTCAAAGGCATTCTGAGCATGGATGGAGGAGCCCTGTTTGAGCATGTCCGCAAGGAATTCGAGGATATAGGGTACAGCCTCCAATACAAAATCCTCAATGCCGTAGACTACGGTGTACCGCAGCTGCGAGAACGGGTCATTCTAGTTGGGTTCTTGGGCGAGAATCCCTTTCAATACCCGGAACCTACCCACGGAGAAGGACTACTGCCATATGTGACGCTGCAAGATGCACTTAAAGACCTGCCTGCGCTCTCGTGCGGGGAGGAAAACACCGTGTATGCCGCTCCTCCCGATAACGAGTTTCTTTCATGGGTCCGGCAGAGTAGTTCAGATACGCTCACGGAGCATAAAGCCCCGAACAACAGTGCCCATCTCCGCAGAATCATGGCGGCGCTCAAAGATGGGCAAGGCAAGGATGATTTGCCGGAAGAACTCAGACCTAAGAGCGGGTTCAAGAACACCTACGCGAAACTCTGGTGGGAGAAACCCGCCACTACCATCACACGGAACTTTGCCTGTCCGTCCTCATCAAGATGCATCCATCCGAGAGATTCGAGGGCTCTCACGATACGGGAAGGAGCACGGCTGCAGAGTTTTCCCGATAGCTACCAGTTCTACGGCTCCGATTGCCTGAAACGCTTAGAAATCGGCAACGCCGTCCCGCCGCTGCTTTCGGTGGCATTGGCTAAACAGATGCTGAAAGCACTTGATACAGAAAAATAACATATCTACAAATTCTCGGCAGAAATAGCCGGGAGTAAGGACTACTCATGAATAACAAAAACGCCGAATGGCAACGCGAATTCTACTTGACGCATGACAAGTACCGGATGCAGGGGCAGGGTACGGATTGCTATAAGGTCGTCAAGGACCTTACTCGTATACTGCAGCTGCCTACCATTGCGAAACTCACGACCGACAACGAATCAGTCATCAGTGATTTCCGACTGAACAGCGGCGAGTATGGGCATGAGCCCTACGATGAGTACGCTATCAAGGTGGATGACACCTACGGTGCATCATTCTATATCCTTGTCCATAGAAGGGCTGATACGACTTTCCTGTGCCCGATTCTCGTGGGTTTTGAGGGTGAGAACACCTGCGCCATGGTCATGCCTACCGATAACTGGCGGATGCGGGAAATGACGGCATTTGTCGAGCTGAGAAGGGCTGAGAAGGAATTCGGCGTGGACGGGTTAATGATGGCGGTGAATACACGAAATGGGGTATACGGCTGCCTTTCCGTTCTGAACGAGTCTGGCAACCTGCTGGAACGGTGGCTGCGAACCGAGCGCGATTCCCTACATATACGGAACTCTGTGACGGCTCCGAGCTCAGCGGCGCTGATACTGCAAATCTGGCTGCATACGATATGTCTCTGGAAACGGTGGTGTCTGAGTCGGAAAGTCGAGCAGCGCATCGTACACGCAAACGGGGAGCAGGAAACGGTCGGGGATGTCAGAGAATGCCTGAACACCTCCAAGCAGACCATCGTAGACCTTAAAAAGGGCATCGTTGTCTATGTGAATGACGGTGCCGGGAAACGGGCGTTTGCCGGGTTTTGTGTGCTCCAATCTGAGCGCTGCGGGCATTTCCGGCACATGCAAAGCGGCAAGGTCGTCTATGTCCGACCGACGACCGTGCATTACAAGAAACTGAACCCCAACAAGGCTATCAGTCAGACTGCCAAGCCGGTAATCTATCGGAACACGGAAGATTTCCTGCGCGAGAAGTCCTACCTCGAAAACGATGTTCTCATGATGCTCAAATGCAACGGCATCGAGTATCAGCGGGAAAAGATGTTTCCGTGGATGGGGAAGAAGCGCTTGGATTTCTTCCTGCCGGGCAAAAAAATCGCTATCGAGTGTCAGGGGGTGCAGCACTTTTATCCCTACGGCAGCGATGACAAGGATTTCGAGGCACGAAAGCAGCGGGATACCGACAAGTATAACGAATGCACCAGCAATGGCGTGCAGGTTCTTTACTACATGAGTGAGTTGATTCCGGTGCCTGACGAGATGGCAGAGAAATACCGGTATGTGACCAGCCTCGATGAGTTGCTGGCAGTTTTGACGACAAATGATTGATTTTGAAACTCCCGATGTTACGGCATTGGGGGTTTTGTTTTTTGGAGGATACGGAGATGGCAAAGAACGATAACCTTCATAAGGCGAAGGACGCGAAGAATGATGAGTTCTACACCAGAATTGAGGATGTCGCTGAAGAACTGCGGCACTACAAGAAACATTTCGCGGGCAAGGTCGTACTCTGCAACTGTGACGACCCGACATGGTCCGCTTTCTGGCGGTATTTCCACCTGAACTTCGCCGAACTTGGCTTAAAGAAGCTGATTTCCACGCACTACGACCGCACCGAGCCCACCTACAAGATGGAGTACGAGGGTGGAGACGACAACAATGTGGAAGTCGGAGTCAAGACGCCTTTGGAGGGGAACGGTGACTTTCGGAACAAGGAATGTCTCGACTTGCTGGATGAGAGCGATATTGTGGTAACGAATCCGCCCTTTAGCTTGTTCAGAGAATATGTTGCTGTGTTAATGAAACATCAGAAGAAGTTTCTGATTTTAGGCAACATGAATGCCCTAACATACAAAGAAATTTTCCCCCTTGTTAGAGATAATCAATTGTGGTATGGAGCAAGTATTCATTCAGGCGACAGAAAATTCTATGTGCCTAACGATTATCCATTGAAAGCATCCGGCTGTGGTGTTGATAACAATGGTCAAAAGTTTATTCGTGTCAAAGGTGTCCGTTGGTATACAAACCTTGATTACAAAGCAAGACATGAAAAGTTGGTTCTTTGGAAGAACTATACACCAGAAGAATATCCAAAGTACGATAATTATGATGCAATCAATGTGAATAAATATTCTGAAATTCCGTGTGACTATGATGGCGTTATGGGTGTGCCAATTACATTCATTGATTATTACTGTCCTGAGCAGTTTGAAATCGTAGCTTTTCGTAAAGGCAATGACGGCAAAGATTTAGTATTCACGAGAGAGAGAGAGAGTTCAACCGTACTTTCGTATCCTTGTACGACGTCGATAGCTGGGATGATAAAAAATGCAGAAGGCAAAATCAATGGGAAACCTACTTACGCGAGAATAACAATCAGGCGGAAATAGAACCAGTTGATTACTTTTATCCACTAAGTATAAAGAGCCGTGCAGCGGGAACAATGAACGGTTTGATAAATGGAAACGAAACATATAGACGGATTTTAATTTGTAAGAAAGCGGGTATATAATGAGCAAGCGGGAAGAACGGCAAGTTTTTGACATGGCAAAACAAGATATTCCGTTCTTAAAAGACCTTGAACTTGTTAAGCATGATGACCGTCCTGATTTTGTCTTAAAAGATAAAAATGGACGCATAATAGGATTGGAACACTTCAGAGCAGATGTTTATCATGGACAGTATTTTGATAAAAGCACTCCAAAACCAAAGATATATCCCGCTTTTTCTTTTGGACTTACCAACATAACTTCTATGGATACTTATGCAGAACATAGAGAAGGCAAAATCAATATATTGTTTAATATGCAAGCAAATCAGCCTAAATATGATGTTTCAGCAACGAAAACAATGCTAAAAAATGAAAGGCGAAAGCTAGACAGAGAAGAAAGAAAACATTTTGATAAAGTTACGAAGGATTTTTGCAAATAATAAAGATTAACAGAAAGGACTTAATCTATATGAAAATTACAGAAACAAAAATCAAGGTATCTGACCTTGTTGAGAACTACAAGGACAATGGCGATGGTGGTGTCTTTGGCTACAATGACCGTCTTACGATTCGCCCGTCCTTCCAGCGCGAGTTCATTTACGGGGAGAAGCAGCGTGCAGCCGTCATCGATTCCGTAATGAACGGATTTCCGCTGAACGTCATGTACTGGTCTAAGACCGGGGCTAACACATACGAGGTTCTTGATGGGCAGCAGCGTACCGTCTCTATTGCCCAGTACATCAACAAGGATTTTCCTATCAAAATCAATGGCAACGACAAGTTCTTCCAAAACTTGACCAACGAGGAAAAGCAGACAATTCTGGACTATGAGCTGACGGTCTACGTCTGCGAAGGCACCGAAGCCGAGAAATTGGAATGGTTCAAGCGCATCAACATCGCTGGCGAGGTTCTGACTCCGCAGGAACTGCTGAATGCTACATACACGGGACCATGGCTGGCAGATGCTAAAAACTATTTCTCAAAGCGCAACTGTGTTGCTGCGAAGATGGCTGACGGTTATTTGAAGGGTAACCCGATTCGGCAGGAACTGCTGGAAAAAGCATTGGCATGGATTGCTGACCGTGACGGTCTGGAATCTGGACAGATGTACATGGCGGTTCATCAGCATGACGAGGATGCCAATGACCTCTGGCTCTACTTCCAATCGGTTATCAACTGGGCAAAAATGCTGTTCCCGACTAAGCGAAAGGGGATTACTGACGCACAGGCGTGGGGACTGCTTTACAACATGTACCATTCAAAGCAGTACAACAGCAACGCTCTGGAAGCTGACATCAAGAATCTCGTGATGGATGATGATGTGACAAAGAAGGCAGGCATCATCCCGTTTATCCTCTCTGACCGCACTTGGCGCGACGAAAAGCACCTGTCCCTTCGTGCGTTTACTGAATCGCAGAAGCTCCGTGCCTATGAGAAGCAAGGTCATAAGTGTCCCTTGTGCGTCGCAAACGGCATCTATACCGAGTACGCCTTTGAGGATATGGAAGGTGACCACATCATTCCTTGGAGCAAGGGCGGGCATACCACCGACAACAACCTGCAGATGCTGTGCAAGAAGTGCAATGCGACGAAGTCGGATAAGTGATTCAACTATCCTTTGCCAAAATCATCACAGCATGGTATAATATACTCGACAAAATTAGTGGCACCGCTCCACATACCATTCCATAAAATACCAACAACCCAAACAAATCCCATCACGAAAGGAGCCATACCATGTCAACCCTCAAAAACGGCGAGTTCGGCATCGACTTGGACAAGGAGAAAATTCTCTGGACCGACCGAAAACGACACACCATCTTTTCTCTGCCGCTGTCCTTTACAAAGTACACCCTGACCGAGACCAAACTCATCATCCAGCGTGGTTGCTTTAACCTGCGCGAAGACGAGATTCAGCTGTACCGCGTTCGGGACATCGCGTTTAAGCAGAACTTCTATGAACGTCTGTGCCGTGTCGGCGGCATCCATCTCTGCTCCACGGATGCCATGACACCGGAAATCGATATCCGTCGTATCAAGAACCCGCGTGATGTCAAGGAAGTGCTTTCTAAGACCATCGAGGTATGTCGGAAAGCGAACGGTATCCGTACTTCGGAAATCATCGGGGACCATGGTCGTTTCCCCGAGCCTGGCCCGCATGGTATGCCGCCTGAACCCTGCCACGAACATCCCCATGACTAATAATAGCCCGTACAGATTCAGTTCTGTGCGGGCTATTTTTTGTTTCCAAAAGAAATTTTCGTAAAATCCGACCTAGTCAGATTTCAGAATGGTGGGGTAATTGACTGACTATGCGAACGGCCTAGAATTGAAAGTGTAGCAAACACAAATCAACACAAAGGAGAATTCATCATGGAAACTAACACTCTGAAATTTGAGCTAACCGTAGGCAGAGCTTTGGACGACAACACGCTCGATACCATTACCGCATCGTCATCGGCATCCCTGTCGAGGCCGATGACGATGCGGTCAACGAAGCGATGAACTGATTGCCTACGCTGTCGGCGTATTGTACGACCTTGCGGCCTATATGCGCCCGCAGTGGCTGGATGGCGAGAACACCGGCATGACCCTAGAAACCTATTTCGGTGACAGCAAATGTCAGACATGCAACGGCTTCGTGACGATGGACAAGAAAGGGTATAGCTTCGACCTCGAAGATTAAGCTGAGCTAATTAGGAGTCTTGCCTGCATCAGCGGGTGAGACGCCTTTTTGCTGTGTAGCTGCAAAACATAGTTGACAACCCGTGCGACTGGCATACAATAGAACATACTGAACAGCGTTGACAGCGTTGCTTCGGTAAAGACGAATAGAGTCCAGAGCCGACTTTAAATGCTTACTGCGAAGAAAGACCTGCCTGCGGCTAACAGGCGGGTCTTTTCTTTTTGCGGGCATTTTTTGCTTTGCCAAAAATGTATCTAATCCGTGAACATATAGCGTTCATCGTTGTATCCAATACAACTTCGTGGTATAATGCAAGTATCGAAACAAGCAAAACATTCCGTATCATCGAAGATATTTCAGAGGCATATCTATGAAGCGATTCCTCTCGTTCATCCACAAAGCACTCTTTCTTTTGGCTATCGCAGCCATTTCTGTAGCGTTCGAGGGATGCAGTGAGGTGGCGGACAAGACCATGGACGGCATCAAGGACTTGCCTGCACAAATCATTCGGATGGCAACTCCTGAGATTGCCGAAACGGTGGGGTCAGATAAAAACATGACGCCTGAGACCGCAACCACGGAATACAACTACATATATTTCCGGTACAATAATCAGTGGGTCACGAATAAACTCATCAGCTACGAGGTAGTCGATGACGGGCAGAATATAAAGTTCACCGTAGAAGGTAACAGTGTAGCCAGCTACTATACCAGCATGGCAAATGTCGTGCTCATGCACAAAGACGAAAACAACACACGCACACAGAATATATACGAAAAACTGGCGGAGGGGACAACCTATGGCTGATGCACAGCGAGGACAGTTTGTAATTGATTGTAAAAATGGAGAAGCAGCCGGTATTATTTATGGCCTGGTGTATCAGGCTCAGTAAAAGGCGAGGAGGATAAAAGCATGCTGGCAAATATCGCAGTTTTACGAACTGTTAAAGCAAATGTAAACGAAGCCATTATGGTTGCGTTGCCCTCGATTTTGTTCGAGAGTTCGCACGACAAAAAAGATACGCAGAAATACTATCTGCAGGGTCCGGCGGCTGAATATATTCCTGTTGAGATACCGGACGAAACCGCAAAAAAGTTTTCCAAGTGCGCTACGGCATTGGCGATGCAGCTTGTCCTTCTCAGCAACAAGACGAAAGGCTTCTTTGGTCCTGAAATCTGCAATGTGGAGGGTAAAGATATCCAGACTGCCCGGAGCATCATAAACTCCATCATGGGCGAGAGACAGGCAAAGTTTTATAGCGCGAAACTTAACGATGGGGTGTATGACACGCAATATGCGGTCAGCGAATATGCGGTTGAGAATTGGGCAGACGACATTGTGCCGCCCGTTGTCATTAACAGCTGCATCTGGGCTATCGTGGCAAATACCGCTGCAGAGATGCAGAAGGACAACCGTTTCCTGCGCAGAAAAGAAATCTGCGATACTGAGTTTTTGGAAATCGCAACAAGAATCTACAATGAGTTGCTGGGGTTCGCAGCGAGAAAATACGAAATCTTAGACATTGGTGAATGACTATGAGTGTCAACCTTATTGAGGGCAATATTTTAACACCGCCGACTTGTAACGAGAATACTATCATCTGCCATCAGGTGAACTGTCGTGCCGCGATGGGTGCGGGTCTTGCCAGACAGATTCGGGATAAGTGGCCCATTGTGTTCGACGAGTATGTGAAAGTTTGCAATCCTAAGAAACTCGGTGACTTTCAGGTGGTTCAGGTCGCCCCGCAGCTATATGTCGCCAATCTGTTCGGGCAATCAAGCTTTGGCAGAGATAAGCGTCAGACGAACTACGCGGCGCTGGGAACGGCTCTTTTCAGAGCAATGAAAGAACACCCTAATGCAACTTTCCGCGTTCCTTACGGTCTCGGCTGCGGACTGGCAGGCGGAAACTGGGTGACAGTGCTGAATCTCATTGAAGAAGCCGCCAATGCTTGGAATGTGAACGTTGAGATTTGGGTGCTGCCCAAAAAGTAAAGGATTAGCATGTACAATACCAACTACAAATGCGTCAAGCCGTTCGATGTATGGCTTGATGCCATCGGTCAAGATGGCAAGAAAATTCCATATCGGGTAAAACGCGGGACCATCTGGCGCTTGGAATGGTGCGGCGGCGAGCAGAACTTCAAGGAACTATCAGGTCCGAATAAGATGCACATTACGCTGCCGGATAAATATATTGAACAACATTTCAAAAAGGTGTAAGTATGGGTAACTATTGCCCATATACGAACGGAAATGTCGTTTACTTGAAATGTCTGGAGTGCGAAGACAAAATCTGTGAAAAGGGTTGGTTCTTCTGCGGGCTAGGCGGAACGCCCATGTCAATGACAAAATCCCGCAAGCAGATGTCGGAATACCTCGACAGAATGGTGGCAAAACGGGAAAAGGTCGTCATTGTAGCAGAATCCGGTAAGAAGATGGCTGCTTTGGCAGCTATGTACGCCAGCGAGCGGGGATACTCTTTCATACCTGTTGCAAATGATGATTTGCCCACATACCTCGCCAAACAGCAGCAAAAAGGATGTGTAGTGTTTGATGGAGCCGAAAACGAACGAGAAATCGAAAACACCTGTCGTGAGCTGCGCATACCGCTGCGGCACTGTAAATTGGAAGGAGCGTAAAACTATGATGTACCAGAAACTTGTCCGAGATAATATCCCGGCAATCATTGAGAAGAACGGGGAGACCTGTGTTAGGCGCACGCTGTCTGACAAAGAGTACGAGGACGCTCTGACGAACAAACTGCAGGAAGAGGTCGCCGAACTGCTGGAAGCCTACACTGCCAAGGAGCGGAGCGCTCTGGACTGCGCGGAAGAGATGGCGGATGTGATGGAGGTCCTGTACGCTATGGGCAAGACCCGCGCTGTTTCCAAGAGGGAAGTAGAACAGGTCAGAAGCCAGAAGGCAGCAGAGAAGGGGACTTTCTCCAAGAAAATCTTCTTGGTTTCGACTGAGAAGTGAGAGGAGCGGTTTGTGACGCAGCAAGAAGCAGTGCGGTTAATCAGAAAACTGATTTTTGCCAAAAACAGTCAGGATTCTACGCATTTTTACCGGTGTGTGGACGAAATTGCACAAACCTTGGACGAGAAAGGCGACAAAGAAGGCGCTCGTGCTATTCGCAGCACATCCCGTGATGGCTATGTGAAATCATATTACGAGGCAAGTCGGCAAGCACAGCCTCTCGGTAGCCCATTTGTAAGCTACAAGCCTGCGTTCGTCATCGACAACAAGGATATAGCGTTGTGGCACGCGAAAAACGATAATCCGCCGATGCGGGTCCGACACATTTTAGAGTATATCGAAAATGGGGAAATGGTCGGAAAAGATGTGCTGGAATACGATGCAAGCACCGATAAATGGCATCGTATCGAGGCGGAATCTATCGAGTTGGTATAGGGACACTACATCACCCATGCTCATCTAACCCCTTTCTGCTGACGGTCAGAAGATGAAATAAAATATACAAACAGCGATTTTTATCAACAGCCCCTTGCACATTTGTGCGAACTGCATACAATCTAAATTATAGACTAAAAACTGTACCCTGGCGGCTGTTTAGTGGCTGCCAGGGTCTTTTTGTTGCCTGCCATTCTAGTATTCGGAGGGATTACAATGACGCTCAAAGACTTGTCCAGCGAACAGCAGGACCTTGTACGGCTGGCGCTTGACGGGAAAAACGTGTTGTGCGATGCCTGTATCGGAAGCGGTAAGACATCCACAATCAATGTCTTGTGCAACGAGTTTGATTCCTCTAAGGAAATTCTGTACCTGACCTATAACCGGCTTTTGAAACTCGATGCACAGGAAAAGATTCTGAACGATAATGTCACGGTCCAGAACTATCATGGATTTGCCTCTAAAATCCTGTACCGGCGCGGCATCAAGAATGTCGGACAGGGCGAGCAGATTGGGATGGTTTTGAAGAAGCGCGTTCCTGTCGGGCACTTTGATGTGCTTATCATCGACGAGTATCAGGACATCAACGAGGAAATCTCGAAGATGCTCGAATACATCAAGGAATCGAACCCCGGTCTTCAAATCATCGCGGTCGGGGACATGAAGCAGAAAATCTATGACCAGACCTCGCTGGATATCTGGTCGTTCATCCATAAGTTCTTAGGCAAGCACACGCAGGTCAATTTCACGCAATGTTTCCGTCTGTCCCATGACCTTGCACAGCGGCTCGGAAATATCTGGGGCAAGGATATCAACGGCGTGAACAAGAACTGTAAGGTATCGACCATGTCCCGCGAGCAGGTGGTAGACTATCTGGATACCAAGAACCCGAAGGATGTCCTGTGTCTCGGTGCCAGAACGGGGTCTATGGTCAAGGTCCTGAATGAACTGGAAGCAAGACCCGGCAACCTCTATGACAAGAACCATGTATATGCCAGCATCAAGGAACCTGATGGCGAAAAGCATGTAGCACCCGGCGCAGATGTCGGTATCTTTACGACCTTTGACGGCAGTAAAGGCATGGAACGCCCTATCTGCGTTGTCTTTGATTTCACGGAATCCTACTGGTGCTCCCGTGTATTTCAGCCTATGGCGCGGTATGAGATTCTGAGAAACCTTTTCTGCGTTGCGGCGAGTCGCGGTAAGGATGAGGTCATCTTTGTAGAGCCTCCGAAAAAAGAGGACAGATTTGGGCTGGTCAGCGATAAGACCCTGATGACTCCCGTCAAGATGAATCAGGAGTTCAACACAAAGTTCGATATCTCTGAGATGTTCGACTTCAAGTTTGATGAAGATGTAGAGCACTGCTACCAGCTTATCAATACGACGCCGGTGTTCCATAAAGATGTACATGAAATCGAAATCAAGCATTCGGACGCGATGATTGACTTGGCTCCCTGCATCGGCATCTACCAGCAGGCGAACTTCTTTGACTACTACGATATCGACAGCGCGATTGCCTTCTACATGTACCTGCATAACGACAAGAAGGTAGCACTGCCTGCCAGCTGGAAATCCGTGGAGGAGAAGGTCCTGTTCCTGACGATGCTGATGACGAGTCAGGACCGGTATGTGAAGCAGGTTGAGTTGCCCTTTATTACGAGAGCGCAGGAAACCGACCTGAACAAGCGCCTGTCTATGGTGTTCACTCCCGATGAGTCCGTACAGGAACGCTGTGAGTTGACTGCCATGGTAGATACCAAGGCGAAGAAGAAACTCGTTATCAGCGGCATGGCGGATGTCGTGAAGGACAACAAGGTCTATCTGCTGAAATTCGTGTCTTCGCTCGCGCACAAGCATTTCCTGCAATGTGCCTGCTATATGCTGGCTACCGGGTTAAAGCAGGGTGTTGTCTGGAATATCCGCGATAACATGATGTATGAAATCGAGATACCGGACCCTGACAAGTTCCTGGACGCGGTAATCACCTGTATCACGAAGCAGGTCTTTGCCAAGGCCGAAAGCTATACGATTTCCAAGGACTATACGCAGGACCTCGATACCATCATCGAGCAAATCATGACCGATGATTCGCTGCCGGAATTCGATGTTGGCGGCAATGTCAAGGAAGAGAAGAAGACGGCTGACGAAGGTATCTCTATCATCCGCCGTGGTGAGCAGTACATCATTGTGGATGCTGCAAACCGTCAAATCATCGATAACAGCGCCATGAACGGCTATGATTCGATTCTCGCTGCCTGTGAGGATTATGTCCGGAAAAACAAGCAGCTGGCAGAGGAATCCATGTCCAAGAAGGAACTGCTCAGCGTTATTGAGGATTGGCTCGACAATCACAGGGATTTCGAAGCAGCTATGTCCAAGACCGAGGTGGATATCAAGCACCATATCGGCGAATATGCAAACTACGCTTCTCTTTCCACCTATGTTGTTCGTAAAATGCTCAAAGACCGTGGTCTCATCATCAATTTCAGCGAACGCCAGCTGCTGAAGGTCTGGAAGGAGCGGAAGAAGCAGGATACGAATACCGTGGGGAATGCGCGGTATGAGACCCTTGCCTCTACGCTCGAATCCCTCGTTAAGGCAGGGGTCGATGTCCAGCTTGAAATGCCGGAAGAGGAGAAGGTCACAAAGCCAGAACCGGACCCGGAAGAAGAAAAGCCTCAATTCGATAAGCGCATCCCCTATACCGTTATTCGTTCGTCCCGGCTCTCTAAGCCCAACGATGTGCGGTATATTGTCGTCAATCTGAACGACAAGGACCAGGTGCTGGACGATGCAAGCGGATACGGATACAAGTCGATTTCTGCCGCACAGAAGGGCTATGGATATAAATGCCGGAATCTCGCCAAGTACGGGGAAACTAAGCACTCGTTAAAGCCCAAAACCAATATCCCGGTCTCACAGAGCCGTCAGCTCTCGTTCGGTGATTTTTGAGAAGGAGGGACTATATGACCTACAGCGAAGCATTTTCTCTCTGGGTAGCGGAGGTGTACCGGAACCATGGCTATGAGCCGGATAAGTGGTACGGGTCAGAGGTTGCAGAAACGCTGTACAACGAAGCGATGGCGACCTATAACGGTCCTCCCGCCACGATGCGGGATTATATAGAAGCTATCCCGTCTGCGGAAGAATTCGCGTATTTGGACTATGCGATTGAACGGCTGCACCGTGACAACATCAACCTGAACGCACTTTCCGATAAGGAACGCTGGGCTTTGATTGATAAAATCGTCGCAGAGTATCCACAGTACAAGAACGCTCGTACATCACGTGCCAAGCAGGTACAGCAGACCTCGATGCAGGCGACACTCGATGCCGAGCGTGATGTTCTCTTGCAGGCTGCTCGGCGCAATGCGAGCCGGTACAGTGAGGCAGAGGATGCCACAAAGGATTTTGTAATCGAGTAAAGGGGGCAGTAACAGAATGGTTAAAATTTACGGCTATAGCGATGATATCGTTTGTATCGAAAATTCTCGATACTTCGAGGATGAAATCGGGTGTTTCGATGTTGCCGGTGTTAGGCTCTTTCTGGACGACGGCACGATTCTCTTTGTCTGCTTCTCCTCCGGCGTCTGGCGCATTTTCATCGAGCAGGAAGGTTCCGCGCCGTACCGACACAAGGTCTGTCAGGAGACGAATGAGGACGACTACAGCGATGAGTTTTACACCGAAGCTGATGTTGTTCGGCATGAAATTGCATCGGCGAGAAACTGAGGTGAGGTGAGAATTATGAATTTCTCTAAAATCCGTATGATGTTCTTCGATTTCGACGATACACTTCTCATTCATTATCGAGAACAGAAACTCGATGCGACTGCCGATGCGCACAGAGCACGGCTGCTTCGGTATGAGGCGGAGAATCGAGGCGGGTACAGGGTATTCGACGAAATTGGGGAAGCCAATACGCTTGTTAAGCATTTTCTCGAAAACTGCGACGGTATCCCGAAATACTGCATTACCCGCGTACAGGATAGTATGACCCTGCCGTATAAGAGGCAGTGGCTTGAAATGCACTATCCGGGACAGTTCCTCGATGTCATCGGAACTGCTACCCCGGAACGGAAGACCTCCGTCATGAAACTTCTGACCCAAGATGCCGGTCTGAATGCTGCACAGGCTCTGTATGTGGATGACTACTACGAAGCCCTCAATGAGGCGGCAAAGGAAGGCTTCACGGTGATGACCGTGCAGGAACTCATGCTGCGGCAATATACTGCGGAGCAATGACAAAACACTAAACCATGAACTGACTAAGGAGAACTACCATGAAAAAGATTCTGAAATTTCTTGCCGCTGCGGCATTTGCTACTATCGTGTATCAGCTTATTTCGCTGCACCGCAAACGCCGTAAGATGGTCGAGATTGGTCAGCAGATTTTCCGGTGATACCTGATGGCGAAAACTCAGCTGACCCGCGATATTGAGGCCGCGCTTCATGCGTGGCATCCTTCCAGCTACGGCGGGTATCGGGTGGATTCGTTTCGTCAAGGGTTCGATGCCTTAGAAGTGCCGGTAGAATGCGGGTCTGTCAAATCCGGATTGGTCGATTTCGTCAGGGTTCAGGAATGCTTTACCTCCGAAACCAAATATGGGACCTGCAAACTGGCCTCGCTTATCGAAACGGATACGGGTGCTTCGCTTGCCGCGATTCAGCAAAAAGCAAAAGAGGCAACCTGCGTCAAGGATATTTCGTCGCCGGATTTTTGCAGGGAGCACTGTTCCGAGCGATGGTGCCACTTCCACAAGACGAATCATCTGTATACGCTCGATGCCGTCATCACTTGTGTTGAAATCAAGATTTCCGTGAGCGATTTTCACTCGTCACACGGGCACAATTTCGTCGGGCACTGCAACTACTATGCGATGCCCACAGAGTTATATAAGAAGGTCAAAGGAGAGATACCAGAAGATATTGGTGTCCTGCTCTATTATGACGGCATGAGTACATGCGGAATCCGAAAGGCGAAGGAATGTAAGTCGCACATTCTCTCGGAAAAAACACAAAAATGGCTGATTCTGTCCGTTGCTAAAAGGCTGCCCCGGTTCGACAAGAACTGAGGGTAGCTTTTTTATATATTTTTTTGTTTAAGAAAGGACAAACTCAAATGCGGCGAACCAAAGCACTGATACTCGTTGCAACATTGGCTGTGCTGACCAGTGTTGCAGCCTGTACATGGCAAGCGGAACCTCTGCCTGCCGAATCAGCACAATCTGAATCCTCTCTCAGCACCTCTGAATCTGCGACGCAAGAAACAGCAGAAGAAGAACAGCAAATCCCGGACTTATCCGGCGTACCGGAACCGAGCCCGGAACCCGCTGCATTTCCTGAACCGTCTCCTACACCGCAACCAGAACCTTCCCCGGGTCCGACTCCCGAACCGACGCCTGCGCCGACTCCCGAACCTGCGGCAGCGACCTCTGTCTGGGGTGATGTTGCCCCTGCAGCCTGGGGTCAAGCCTACGGCACGATTACCTGTGACGCGATTGGTCTGAACGCTTCTCTTATCTGGGGCGATGACCAGAGTCTTTTGAATCAACGCGGCGGGGTATATCAGTATCCGGGTTCTTACCAAGTCGGCGTGACCGGAGGGCATCTGCTTTGCTCTCATAATGACAGCGTGTTTTCTCTGCTGCAATATGTCAGCATAGGGGATAACTTTGTTGTGGACACCGATTACGGCGAGTATGTGTATTCCGTCACCCTGGCAAAACCAGGCTATGTGTCCTCGGACGCGAGCACCGTGATTGCGGATGACGGCACTGTCCTCGTTAATTTCACAGACGGAATCGATAAACTTATCATGTATACCTGCTATCCGTTTGGGTATTACAGCCCAACGAATCAGAGATATGTGGTTCAGGCTGTTTTGCAAGCATGATTGGAGATGTAGTTTTAGGATGCAAAAAAGAAAAATCCGAAAATTCCTGCATTACACAGGAACTGTCTTTATTCCGCTCATCATTGCTATGATGGGCGTTTTGTTTTGGGTGAAAGTAATGAACGACATCGAATGGCTCCTTCTTTCCCCGAAACATGTCGCGTTCGGCTGCGTTGCGAGCCTTGGCTTGGTTCTTTGCTGTATTTATGCGGACAGGATGCTGTGCCATGAGGTTTCGGATACGGTTTGAGTATTGCAGATTCTTGCGATACCGGTAGAATTGAATTGTACGATAGATACCAGATATCTTACAATTCACAATTTCGTTTTTAGCGGACTTATCCCTTTCGGGGGATGGGCCCGCTTTTTTTATTTGAAAGGAGAACAAAACCCATGCAAACCAAACACGAATTTCTTCGGAGAACTGCAGCGGTAATCGCTGCGTTCATTACGCTAACATTCACAGGCTGCGGTCAGACACCGGAATCTCCGGGAAGCCTTCCTGTATCCGGGGTCGTCTCAGAAACTACCGCACAAAGCGGTCAGGAGACGGCTGGCGTATCGGAAAGCGGCAGCTTTACCATCCACTTTATCGATGTCGGGCAGGCAGATTCCACCCTCGTTACCTGTGATGGGCACTCGATGCTCATTGACGGCGGCAATGCTGATGACTCGAACCTTGTATACTCAGTATTACAGCGCGAAACGGATGGACACTTAGACTATGTCGTAGGAACACACGCCCACGAAGACCACATCGGAGGTCTTTCAGGTGCCTTCGAGGCTGACACAGCCGATGTCACATTCTGTCCTGTGACAGAGTATGACAGCAAGGCATTCCGGAACTTTAAGGCTCGTGCGGACGAGAGAGGCGGCGGTATTACCATCCCGGCAGTGGGGGATACATTCACCCTAGGGGAAGCCTCCGTCACCGTTGTGGCTGTCAATTCCGTGCCTGAGGACACGAATAATACTTCCATCGTGATTCGCATTGTCTACGGAGATACATCCTTTCTGTTCACCGGTGATGCCGAGCAGGAAACGGAAGAGAAGATACTCAAATCCGGACAGGACATTGAATCCACAGTCTTAAAGGTCGGGCATCACGGGTCCAGCACATCCACCTCTCAGGCATTTCTGGATGCCGTGAGCCCTACTTATGCGGTCATATCCTGCGGCAAGGACAACAGCTACGGTCATCCGCACAGCGAGACCCTTGCAAAGCTGACCGGCGCGGGAGTTGAGGTGCTCAGAACGGACGAACTCGGTGATATCTACTGCACCTCTGACGGTACGGAAGTCACCTTCTCGTATGGGGAGTACCATAAGCACATCGAAACCTCTAGCGCCGAGGTGGAAGAGCCGCAACAGCCTGACACAATTTCCGAGACCTACATCCTGAACACGAACTCTCGCAAGTTTCACCGTCCAGACTGCTCCTTTGCATCTCAGATAAGCGATGCAAACAGAGAGGAGTATACCGGCACAAGAGAGGAACTTGTCGAACAGGGATATACACCTTGCGGTTACTGCAATCCGTAAATATCCAATCGGCCTCTTATCCATATAAGCCTATTTGAGTAGTACACGGAATGTCCCGCTCTGGACGAACCGGGTTCAGGAACGTGCTCTGGCTGACTCGAAAACGGCAAACGCCGATAAGGTACTAAAACGATAGCAAGTAAATCAGTCGCTGCCTACACAAATGGGCAGCGATTTTTTCTTGCCAAAATGTGCGAACCGAATAGAATGGGTATTGTACGATAGATAACATCCATATCGTAAAGGTATTGTGCCTTTCGTACAATTCACAATTTCGCTTAAAGGGCGGACTTCTCGTTTCTGAGAGGTCCGCCCTTTTTTGCGTCAAAACAAAAAAGGAGTGTAAACACCAATGTTAAGAGTTTTTACAATCGTCGCCAATGAGGTCATTGGCTTATCCGCAACGGAATGCACACTGATGCAATTCAGCTACAATCCGGAGCAAATCCATGACCCAGAAAGCGTCCTGCGCAGTGCTGTCATGGACTATCTCAAGACGGACGAAGGCAAACGACAGCTGGAAATCAACTGTGGCTGCTGGAACTGGGGCGATGTCGATGACATTCCCGGCTCGTTCTTCTTGAACTATGGTCTGGCTAAAATTGCGCCGCCGGATGTGAATGTTGTCGTTGACCGCAACGAGAGTTTCATGGATGACTACGACGATTGCACGGAAGAATAACAGAAAGGACATGAAAAAATGCGTATTTATAGCGCAAACAGCGTATTCATAGAAGTTACGCGTCGGTGCAATATGTGCTGTGCGCACTGCCTGCGCGGAGATGCCGAAAGCATCGATATTCAGGAGAAGTACATCGATGCTTTTCTCGACAGCTTTGAGACGGAAGCTTATATCAGCTCTCTTACCTTTACCGGTGGGGAAATCTCTCTGAATATACCGGCAATTCGATACACCTTGAAAGCTGTCAAAGAGCGCGGTATCGCCGTTGGAAGCTTTTATATGGTCACTAACGGAAAAGCCGTCAATAAGATGGCTGACCTTGCTATGGCGAGTCTGGAGTGGTGGAATTATTGCGATGACAAGGATGACTATTCGTGTGGTCTTTGTATCAGCAGCGATGATTTCCATGAAGAAATTTCCAGCGAAAGTGCAAGTATTCTCAGTGGTTTGAAATACAACTACGATGATAAGGTGACGGACTTTCACAAAAATTATCTTCTCAACGAGGGACGTGCTAAGAATCTCGATTCGAATATCTATAAGAAACGTGAACCTTATGTAGATAAGCTCGAATACGAATTCAGCAAAACCGGCGGCATCGACTTTTACAGCGGCGAGCTGTACTTGAACGCCATCGGTGATGTCGTTTCCGGCTGCGATTTGTCCTACGAGTCGCAGAAGAAATATCGTTTTGGTAATGTAATGGATGAAAAATGGTTGGAAAACATTCGTAGCAGCAAATTGTGCATCGAAGAAAACAGCTGAAAAATAACAAAAACAGAAAGGAAGAAATTATGACTATCAATTTAACTCGTGAGGATTTTGAGCAGGCTATCAAATCCGGCGCATCCGTGTTCGAAGGCAACACAATTCTCGATACCGGAAAACCGTCCGGGCGCTACTACCGTTTCATTCGTGTGCCGCTCGCCAATGGCGAGCACAAGGTAGATGCCTTGTACGGGCAGCGGTTTTATGGAACCTTGGAAAATAAACCCGTAACATTCAACCAGGAGATACGCTTCCTTTGCCTCGTTGTCGATAATGCCAAAACCGTCAATGAAACACAGGACTTCAAAACGATTTTCTGCCGTTCTTCTTTTACCTCGGATTCTGTCATAGAGGAAATGGCACAGAAGCTGTTCGATATGTTCCGAGAGAATGTGACGGAAGAAGACAAGAAGAAAATTCTCAAGAGCAGTCATTACGACAAGATAGCACGGCAGAACGCTTTCTGTCGCATAATAAAGGGGTATAAGAATTATCGCAGCCCTATTGACAGCATTGTCGATGAGATTGGAAACGGGTCTTGCTTTGGCCTGACATCCACAAATGCCGATGAACTGGTAGTGG